GTAGAATATCAGAATATCATCTAAATGCAATATCGAATGGCTTCGCAGGATCTTTTATGATATCCTTCGCTAACGGTATACCGACACAAGAAGAAAGATTTCAAATAGAGCAAAGCCTTACTGATAAATTTTGCTCAGAAACTAACTCGGGGAAATTTGTGCTTACCTTCTCAGACGATAAAACAAGAACACCTGAAATCACACCAATAACACCTTCTGATTTAGATAAGCAATATTTGGCACTGCAAGAACTGCTCACATCGAACATTCTTAGTGGGCATCGTGTAACGTCTAAAACGCTAATGGGTATTGATTCAGCTAATGGCTTTTCAAGTAATACAGATGAAATTATAAATGCTGCTAATTTCTATCTTAACACCGTTATCAAGCCTTTCCAAGACCAATTGGTAAAACAGCTTAGAAAAATATTTCAAGTGAATCAAATGGATATGCCTGTTAACTTTGTACAGCTTAAACCTATAACAGTACAATTTGATTCTAAGACAATCAGAGAAGTAATGACTACTGACGAAATCAGAGAAGAACTTGGGCTTGAACCATTAGATGGTGAAGATACTGTAGAACAAGATGTAAAGTTAAGCAAAATGGGTATGATTGATGGACAGCCTGTTTTTAGCACAATAGAAGAGGCTGAAGCGTATGCAAAGACAATTGGGTGTAGTGGGTATCACGAACACGAATACGAGGGTAGAACGGCTTATATGGCTTGTGAAGGGCATTCAGAAGCTACGGAACTATCAAAATTTATAGAAGAGTTTGGTGAGGATATTCCTGAAGGTTGGGAATTATTGGATGAAGAAAAGGTTGAAGATGAACACGAAGATTTTGATTTTGAAGCTGAATTAAATAAATTAGTTAAAGGCAAAACAGAATTAGCATCTACAGGAACTGCAAGACCAAATTCAAGAAGTGTGCAAGATGGCGTAAATGATGATTATGATGACTATTATAAAGTTAGATATATTTATACTAAAGATACAGCTTTAAGTCAAGAAGGAGAAACAAGAGATTTTTGTAGGTTAATGACTTCTGCTAAGAAAATCTATCGTAAAGAAGATATTTTACAAATGACCAATAAACCTGTAAATGCAGGTTGGGGACCACGTGGAGCAGCAACCTATTCTATATGGCTTTATAAGGGCGGAGGTAACTGTCACCATTATTGGAAACGTCAAATCTATAAGACATCACTTCGTAATGCTAAATCTAATATTAATAGTAATCAAATTATATCAGACGCAAAGGCAATTAGTGAAGGATTTACATTAAAAAGAAATAGTGGTTTAGTGGCAAAAGCTCCTAAAACTATGAAAAATAACGGATTTTTAGAACCAAGATAACTATGGCATACGTACTCTTTATATCAGAAGCAAAATTGCGTGAATCGACTGCAATAAACTTAAATGTTTCAACGGATTTATTACTTCCGTATGTAAGACAGGCACAGAAACTATATGTTGAAACTAAGCTAGGAACTGATTTAACACAACACCTTAAAGATCATATTGTAGCAGGTACTTTAACAGGTGCAGACAAGACTTTAGTAGATGATTACATAGGCGACATGCTCCCAAATTGGGCGTTTTATCATGCTATTCCTTTTTTACGTTTTAAAATAGAGAATGGTAATATTTATTCTAAGACCTCAGAAACAGGCAATTCGTTAACTACAGAAGAGGCACAACACCTTAGAGAAGAGGTTAGAAATACTGCCGAATATTATACAGAACGTATGATTGATTATGTAACTAACAATTTAGCTAGTTTCCCTAAATACTCGACCAATTCAGGATCAGATGTAAATCCTGACAGAAACGCCTACTATAACGGTATGAATCTTGAAAGACCTAGTAGACAGGGTACTAAATTAACTTTAAGAAATTTCTTAACACCTGATTTAACTTAATGAAAAAGCATTATAAAACTAAACCACAAAACATAACAAAGCTAAAATCCTACTTGGAAAGTAAGCCTAAAACAAAAACAAATGAAAGAGGTACAAGACACAATACAGGTAGGACTCGCTAATGGTTCAGCGATAGCATTAAACCTTACAGAATGTAATGAATATTTAAGTTTTATTGCTTTAGTGCTTTCAATAGCATATACTATTTTTAAATTTTATAAATTCAAAAAATAATGGACATACCTACAAATAAAAAACGTAAGCTAAATAGTAAAAATCCTAAATACATTAAAAAAAATGAAAAGGATAATAAAGTTCGTAAAGAATTGGTGGCAGAAGTTAAAGGCGTTAAAATCTCAAAAGTATATAAATACCCTGTCTAAACCTCAACACAAGATTAATCTTTTAATCATACGTGAAACTTTTTCGGAAGAATCAACAATGGGAGAGCTTTTCCTTAATGGAGAACGTATGTGTGATACATTAGAAAATCCGTGGAAAGACAACCAAAGGAATATCTCTTGCATTCCTGAAGGTGAATATAAAGTAAGATTAAGAGTAGCAAGAGAAAGTGCTAGTAGAAATTATTTACATTTATTAGTACAAGATGTACCTAACCGAAAATGGATACTATTTCATAGAGGAAATACAGCAAAAGACACAAGCGGTTGCATCCTAGTAGGATTTGCAAGTAAACAGGGGTTTGTTAGTAACTCTACTTTTGCTATGGATTTACTAATGAAAGAAATACTAAATTTGGGAGGAGAAAATATTAATTTAATAATCAAAAATAAATAATATGAAATTTTTAGAAAAATTTTTAATTGGACAAATGTTTAAATCTAAGAAGTTTTGGTACGCTGTTAGTTCAGTAGTCGTACCTGTAATTGTAACTTTTTTAGGCGTTGATGAAGCAACAGCTACTAATCTTTATTATGCTTTATTGACGTTAGTGGTTGGTCAAGGAATCGCAGACGTTGCCAAAAAATAACAGATATAGATTAAAGCCGCACGAAATAGTGGCACTTGAAAAAATGAGGGAAACCGAAGCTAGAAATGTTCTAGTTATCGGAGACCTTCACGAACCCTTTTGTCTAAATGGATACTTAGATTTCTGTTTAGAACAGTACGAATCTTATAATTGTACCCAAACAATCTTTATAGGCGATATAATCGACAATCATTACGCAAGTTACCATGAGACATCAGCAGATGGAATGGGTGGTTTAGAAGAGCTAGAATTAGCTATTAAGAAAATATCTACTTGGTATGATGCTTTTGATGAAATAGGAACAAAAGTTATTATAGGAAACCACGATAGAATTATAATGCGTAAAGCTCAAACTTCAGCTATTCCTAGTAAATGGATTAAGTCATACAAAGAAGTATTAGGAACTCCTAATTGGGATTTTGTAGAAAGGTATGAGCAAGATGGGGTTCAGTATATACACGGAGAAGGTGGAACAGCTAGAACTAAATGTCGTGCTGATATGATGAACACTGTACAGGGTCATTTACATACGCAATGTTATACAGAACATTATGTTGGTAAGAAGTTTAGGGTCTATGGAACTCAGGTAGGTTGTGGTATTAATCACAAATCGTACGCAATGGCATACGCTAAATATGGCAAAAGACCTGCTGTTGGTTGCGCTGTTATCTTAAATAACGGTAAAACACCTCTAAATCTTTTAATGCCTTTATAATGAAAATAAAGGATACTACTAAACTTTCTTTATTATATATGCTATTAATCGCAATAGTATTACTCCTTTCTTTATAATACTTTATATCTAGTAAACACCATTACTAACATTATAATTGTTAATAACTTTGTAAGTAATTGTGTTAATATCATTATATTTTTATATCTTTGCCCTAAGTTTAATTAATAAAATAGATATGAAAACACTAAACATTACAACAGGATCACAATACAAAGTGACAAACAAATTAACTAAGTCATCACAAATAATGAATGCACAAGAACTAGCAACTTTTGTATTTAAAAATGACTACACTAAATATGAGATAGAAAATGCAGACCAAAGATTTATAGACAAAGTACCATCTTGGCTTCTGTGTACATCTTTTGTATTATTAACAGTAGCATCAGCATTGCTACACATACAATGGAACTACTAATGGAATTAAAATGCGAAGATTGTTACTTTTACCCTAATGGAAGTTACACTACAATCTCTAAATGGAAAAGCGGTCTACTATCATTTGATAATGATTTAAAAGAAGTAGGCACAGCAATTAGGATCTTTGGAACACAATCAGAAATTGACAAAGCCTTAGATGAGTATATAGACAAAACAGGTTTAAATCTTGACGAATCTTATAGCTATGAATTAGAAAAGGAAGGAACAAGATTTTACAATAAAGAACAAAATGAAAAGATTGCTAAAAAGCTCAAGCAATATGAAGAACTATATAAAGAAAACAAAAGAGCTGTAATATTAAACATAAAATAATGGAAATAGAAATGATACACAAAGCAATGAATAACATTAACACCTTTCAATGTTGTGAAGGTGAATTATTCCTTAGAGGTACAGATGAATATGGACAAGATTTTCAGGTGGTATTTGATGCTTATGACTTTTTAAATTGGATAGACAAAGAACAAATAGAATATATAAAAGATCAATTAATAAAACACATAAAAGAAAAATGAAATATTTAAGCGATTATATGGAAGAAAAGCAAACTGCACTTTTTAATGAAACAGGAACATTCTTTGCTTTTTCAGATAAACAATTTAAGGAGCAACATACAAAAGGAATTAAGTATGTAAGTTTAGGTTCAGGAATGATAACACCTAAAGAAAATGCAAATAAAGTAATTGAAACATTACATAAAATACATAAAAAAGCAATGAAAGAAGATTTAAAAGATAATGGAATACAAGGGGTAATACAAAGAGAACTAGAAAATTACGAAGTTTATTATACTAATGATTTAGAACCTGCTATGGAAGCTCTAAAGGACTATCCTGAAATAACACAAAAAGACATTATAAAGGTTTATCAAAGGAAATAGAATGAATTAAATTAAATTTATTATTTTTAACAAAATTATTAACTAACAAATTAGATATGAAAACAGAAAAAATTAGAGAAAAGTATGAATATTATGGATTAGAAAAAGAAGATGTATTTCGACATCAACACTACATCATTATAACTCGTTCAGGAATCGAGAAAATTCAAGCCTTAGAAAATATCAGAATAAGATATGAGGTTGTAAAATGTGAATCAAATTTTGCAGCAGTAAAAGCAACAGCAATTAAAGATGAAATTACTTTAGAAACATTTGGATCAGCTTTAAGGGGAGGGTTTAAAGATGGTAATTGCAATACTTGGTACGTATTAGAAATGGCAGAAAAAAGAGCAATGTCAAGAGCAGTTTTAAAGCTGACAGGATTCTATGAATTAGGTGTATTCGGTGAAGACGAATCAGAAGAATTTAAAAAATAGTATTAATTAAATAAATAAATAAAAATGCAAGTAATTGGAAAGCTAGTTAAAAAATTAGACAAAGAAACAGGAACATCAAAATCAGGAAAAAGTTGGGAAAAACAATCAGTTATCATAGAACAAAATGGTAAGGACTTTAATAAAGAAGTTGTTATTAGTTTTTTTGGTGATAAGGTAAGAAGCCTTAGAGATATTTCTGAAGGATCTGAAGTTAATGTATCAGTAAACTTATCTTCAAGAGAATACAATGGAAAATACTACCATAACATAGATGGTTGGTTTATAGTTAAGGTAGGTGAAGAAACAGTGGGCAATAATGATGAATCAGATTTACCTTTCTAATGATAGAACAAGAAACCTTTATAAATTTGTGCAACCTTACTACGAGAGTTTTGGGGTTGCCTAAAGATTCTCTTGCCTTAAAAAGTAGAAAACAGAATCTTGCTATAGGTAGATCTATTGCTAGTGTTATTGGTAGAATGGAAGATTATACAAAACACGAGGTTATAGCTGATGTGTTAGGTAGGCACAGAACATTAATATATCACTATGAAAAAAAGCATAAAAACAATTATGCTACTTGGGTACAATACAGAAAGGCTTTTAACAAAGTTTATATAGCTTACAAAAACTTAGAAAGCTCAAAGAAATCTTTTTTAGATGATGATTTTTTAAAAGCTCATCTATTAAAAAAAGGAGTTAAAGAAAATAAAAAAAGTCAAGTATTTATAGAAGTAAAAAGTGGAAAAGCTGTATGTATCATAAAAACTTCTTACTTTGATTTTTCAAATCAATTAGAAAGTATTAAATTAGCTCTTAAAAATTATCAATATGAAATTAAAATTATATGAAGCACCTTTTAAGTAGTACAGCTTTTATAGTGTTAAATAAAGAATTAGCAAGGCAGGTAGGGTTAAAAGAAGCAATCCTACTTGCTGACCTAATTTCAAAAGAAGAATACTTTATAGCTAATGGGATGACTGATGGTTGGTTTTTTAATACTGAAGCTAATATTGAAGCAGATACTACACTAAACCCATATCATCAAAGAAAGTGCCTTAAAACACTTAAAAAACATAACCTGATAGAAGTTAAGCGTAAAGGAATACCTGCTAAACAATATTTTAAAATAAATGAAGAACAAGTCCTTCAAATTTTAAACAACTTGTCTGATAAAAATTTAACAACTATTAATAAGAATAAAATAATAACAATACATAATAAATATTTTAAGAAGCCAAATATTGATGATGTTAAAAATTATTGTATTTTACGTAAAAATAATGTTGACCCTGAAACCTTTATTGACTTTTATGAATCTAAAGGTTGGATGGTAGGTAAAAACAAAATGAAAGATTGGAAGGCGGCGATCAGAACTTGGGAAAAAAAGAAAACAAAAAAACCAACAATGTCAAAGCTAGATGCTCAAATAAATGCTTGGCAAGAAGCTAAAAAATTAATATGAAACCATTAAAACAAGAAAACTTACAAGAACTAACAGGTAAGGTGTTAGATCTAATAGCAAAAACAGCAGTAGAAATAGGACATAAGTCAGACCCAAAAACTCTAGCAAGTTTGAGTCAAATATTTGCACAAGACCTTATAAAAGAAAAAAGGTTTGGTAATATGACATTTAACCAAATTGTTGACGCATTTCATCAGGGGGTTAGATTTGGAAAAGATGAACCATTTTTAAACATTAGAACTTTTTATAAGTGGACGTATGCTCACAAGAAGGTCATCGATGATGCCTACCACCAAACACACACACTAGGACAAAAGAATGTACCATTTTATCAAGAACCGATTAAATTACTTAAATGAAAGTTTTAGAATTATTTGCAGGTAGCAGATCCTTTAGTAAAGTAGCTGAAGAACTAGGATATGAAGTGTTCTCTGTAGATATAAATAATTTTGAGAAAATTGATTTAGTTAAAGATATTGAATTTATTACAAAAGATGATATTCCTTTTATTCCTGATGTTATTTGGGCAAGTCCTCCCTGTACTACTTATTCAATAGCAGCAATAGGTCATCATAGAGATATGGGAAAGCCTAAAACAGATTTTGCTGAAAAAAGCGATAGGCTTGTTTTAAATACTTTAAAATTAATAAAAGAATTTAATTGTAAATACTTTATTGAGAATCCAAGAGGATATTTAAGAAAGATGAATTTTATGTTAGGTATTCCAAAAACAACTGTATGGTACTGTCAATACGGAGATACATCTGCAAAACCTACTGATATTTGGAGTAATCATATTTATTCTTTATTTAATGAGAAGGGTTGGAATCCACGACCTGAATGTAAGAATGGAAACTTAAAATGTCATCACGATAAACAGCCAAGAGGCTACGCAGCAAAAAAGAAAGCAGGAGCTTTAGGAAAAGGAACTCAAGGTAAAAAAAATAATTATGAAAGAAGCAAAGTACCTTATGAATTATGTAAAGAAATACTATTATCATTATGAAAAAGAAAAAGGAAAAAAAAGTAAAAAAGAAAAAAATGTATGACCCTGACAAATGTGGAAGTTTTATAATGATGTTTGGTTTTGATCAACATAGAAACCATTTATTATTTAACAGAAGAAAAAGAAAATGAAATTTGAAAACTATTCTAATAGACAAAGACAAACAAAAGCCTTAGAATTATTTTGTAATAATTTTAATATGACTTTTACAGAAAATAGTGATTTTGCTCCTGTTGATGCTTTTCTTAGATTAAATACAAAACTTGTAGGATTAGCTGAAGTAAAAGGCGTTCATAGCAACTATGATGACAAAGAATATGTAGTTGTATCGATGAGAAAGTTAGTAGATTGTCAAGCAGAACAAATAAAAAATAAAAAACCTGTAGCTATAATATGGGCATTTGATGACTGTATAGCTTATCAAAGAATTGAAAAACTTAATGGTGAGTTTTATTTTGGTGGTCGCAAGAAAAGAAAAGGTAGCACCCACGATATAGAATTAATGGTAAAAATAGACAAAAGAAACCTTATTAAAATTGAAGACAATATCTAAATTAAAAAAAGAATTAGACAAGTACTTTAGTCTATTCATTCGTTTAAGAAATGCAACAGATGAAGGTATGGTTCAATGCTTCACTTCAGGAAGGGTTTACCATTACAAAAAACTTCACGCAGGTCATTTTATGTCTAGGAGGCATTTAAACACTAGGTGGTGTGAAACTAATGTGCAACCACAATCGGCTGCTGATAATTTATTTGGACAGGGTGAGCAGTATCGCTTTGGACTCCATTTAGACGGAAAATATGGAGAAGGAACAGCAGAAGAACTACAATTTAAAGCAAGACAAACAGTTAAGTTTACTAGGGTAGATTATGAAGAAAAAATCAGTTATTACAAGGAAGCTGTTAATAAGTTAAAAAAAGACAAGGGTATTGAGTAAACATTTGTCATAAGTTTGCGTATGCGACAAACAATTTATGCAAACGAATTACATAGACAATCAATACAAAATTACTTATTGATGTGTAAAGAGTTTGTTAAAGAATGTAGCACAAAAGCAAGATACCAAAATTATTTAAAAGTTATAGATTTGATATTAGATTATCATAATTCTTATGGAACAGGAACAAAAGAACATAATTTTTTTGATTGGTTGATGATAATACCTATAAATGTTTCAGTAGCAACAAATGGCTATTTTGCAGCATTAGAAACAAAAAAAAACGCATCTGTTTTAAGAGCTTACAAAGTAGTTCTTGATGAAATGCTACAAGATACAGTAGATAAGATAGATAAAATAGAAACAACTGATGAATGATATTTATGCTGAAATAGCAAAACTATCAGATAAGTTTAGATCTATGGCATATGGTCTTACAAAAGATAAAAATAAAATTGACAATGCTGTACAAGAATTAATGCTTTATTTTCTTAGTATGAATCCTGATGTGTTAACTAAAATATGGGAAAAAGATGGAATAGATGGAATTACACGCTATGGAGCAGTAGCATTAAGAAGAGCATTAACAAGCACAAGAAGTAGTTTTTTTTACAAATATGAAAAGTTTTACTCACATATTGACAGCTCTATTTACACTCTTAATTGTACTTATAACGATGATAATTTATACTTTGATAATAATGTTGCTAAAAGTTTACATAATATACCAAATGAAGAAGTAGATAATTGGCAACTAAATAAGCTAGAACAAATAGATAAGGTTTTAGATAATTGCACTTGGTACGATAAAAAGATTTTTGAGTTATATTATTATGAAGGTAATACACTTGACTCACTACATAAGAAAACAAGAATAAGCAGAAATAGTTTATTTACTACAATAGACAAAGTAAGATCAATGCTTAAAGAAAAGCTAAATGAATAAATTTTTTGTACCTGATGAAATATATAATGAAAGGCTTGAAATATGTAAATCCTGTATATATTATTTTAAACCTACAGGAAATTGTAAACGGTGTTTGTGTTTTATGTCTTTGAAGGCACGTATTGCTCCTATGTCTTGTCCTGAAAAGTATTGGTTAAAGACAACAGAAGTAATAGAAGCACCTGATGATTTACCACAACACTTAATTGATGAAATATTGGATATGTGGAAGGATTTAAAAACAGGAAGAGCAAAAGATGTTGCAGCTAAAAAACGTATGATAGAAACTTATAATACTATATATATGACTAATTATAGCACTACTACAAATTGTGGGTCTTGTATATCAACTTGCTTTAATGGAATAAAAAAACTTTATAGAAAATATAATGAATAAGAAAAATTACAAATTAATAAAATCAGTTTTAAAATCTCACATTAAAAATAATGTAAAAAGCCTTTGGACTTGGGAAAAAGGTGAAGATGAAAACTTTACTTGTATCTATGAAAATTATTCAGGTGATGACAGAATATATACAAGCCAACAACTTTTAAAATTATTAGAACTATGAATATAATATTATTAATAGTTGTGGTCTTTGTAATAAGTGGAATAACACTTTTTTTTATTGACCATAAAATAAACGGAAACAGAAATAAAAAATTAAATAACAACTTAAAAAGAATGAACGATGCCGATAGATTATAAAGAAACAACAGAACCTAGTTACTATACAGGAACAAAGTATGGATATTCAGCACGAAAAGTAGTTGAGGACTTTGGTTTGTCTTACAATGTAGGAACAGCAGTTAGTTACCTATTAAGAGCAGGGAAAAAAGATGGAAACCCTGCACAACAAGATATACAGAAAGCCATAAATCATCTACACTTTGAACTAGATAAACTATATGTTAAAAACAAAACAAAATCAGGAGGACTAGCTGAATGACACTATATACTTGTAAATGTGGTAAAGAAGAAAAAGAAGTAAGTAAAGCAAAAATTATCTTAGTTGATGATAAGTGGGTTTCTGATGTTAAATGTAGTTGTGGAAAGTATATGGATAGTGAACCTGCAGAAGGAATGCCTAGCCTAAAACGTACAGAGCCATCACTAAGTAAAAGACGTGATATGTTATGGGAAGGAGCAAAAGAAAAACTAGTAGGCGAAAGGGGAATAAATGAATCATATAAATAAAATCAATTAAATTCTATTATATACTATGAAACAACAAGTTAAGATCAGTAAAGTAAAAGCAAATCCTAGCAACCCTAGAATTATTAAAAATGATAAATTTAAAAAGCTAGTAAAATCTATACAGGAATTTCCTGAGATGTTAAAGCTAAGACCTATTGTAGTAGATGAAGATATGGTGGTGCTTGGTGGCAATATGCGGCTAAAGGCAAGCAAAGATGCAGGACTAAAAGAAGTGTGGATAGAAGTAGCTGAAGGACTTACTGAAGAACAAAAGAAAGAGTTTATAGTAAAAGACAATGTAGGTTTTGGAGAATGGGAATGGGATATGTTAGCTAATGAATGGGATAGTGTTCAACTAGCTGAGTGGGGATTAGATGTATGGCAGAATGAAGATGATATAAAAGAAGAAGAAGAAGTTTACACAAAGAATATTGAAGCTCCTACTTATGAACCTAAAAATGAAAAGCCAAAAGAAGAAGAACTTTACAATGAAGATAAAGTAAAAGAGCTAATAAAAAAGATAGGGCTTTCTAATATAGAAAAGGAAGAAAAAGAATTTTTAATAAAAGCAGCATATAGGCATACAGTATTTAATTATCAAAGTATTGCAGACTTCTATGCTCATTCTAATAAAGAAGTTCAGGAATTAATGGAAGATAGTGCTTTAGTTATAATTGATTTTAATAAAGCTATTGAGAATGGCTATGTTAAACTAAGTAAAGAGGTTCAAGAATTATATGCAGAAGAATATGGAGAATAAAGATTTCGCAGTACTTGTTTTGACTTATGGAAGGTCAGACAGAGTTGTAACTTATGAAACATTAAAAAAACAAGGATATACAGGCAAAGTATATTTTATATGTTCAGATGATGATAAAGAATTAGAAGTATATAAAAACTTATACAAAGACAAAGTTATTGTATTCAGTAAAAAAGATTATAAGGACAAATTTGATATAGGAGATAATTTTGATGATGAGAGGGTAGTTGTCTATGCAAGAAATGCTTGTTTTGATTTAGCTAAGAAAATAGGTGTAAAATACTTCTTAGTGTTAGATGATGATTATGGTAGCTTTCATTATCGTATTTATAAAACAAGTAAGGCAAAGCCTAAAAGAATATTTAATCTAAATAATATATTTGAAGCAATGTTAAATTATTACAAAAGTATTCCCGCTAAAACTATTGCAATGTCTCAGGGAGGTGATTTTATAGGGGGAGCAGGAAATTCTTATGCTAGTAACCCAAAGCTAAGAAGAAAATGTATGAATAGTTTTTTATGCTCAACCGACAGACCTTTTAACTTTGTAGGGAGAATAAATGAAGATGTAAATACTTATGTGCAAAATGCTACGACAGGAGATTTATTTTTTACTTTACCTATCTTATCAGTAGAGCAAAAAACAACTCAATCAAATGAAGGAGGATTAACAGAAATATATTTATCAAAAGGAACTTATGTAAAATCTTTTTATTCAGTTATGTACACACCTTCAGCAGTTAAAGTATCATTAATGGGTGATAAGCATATGAGGTTACATCATAGAATAACTTGGAATAATGCTACGCCTGTAATATTAGAAGAAAAATATAAAAAGTAATGGAACAAAATAGAACAAAGATTAACAAAGAAAGATTACTGAAGGCATTAGAAAGTTCACTAGGAGTAATAACTACTGCTTTAAAGTCTTGCGACTTATCAAGAACAAACTTCTATAAGTGGTTAAAAGAAGATGAAGAATTTGCAGCTAAGGTTGAAGAAATAGAAAACATACAACAGGACTTTATTAAGTCAAAGTATTATGAATGCGTAAAGGATAAAGTACCTTCAGTTGTAATACACGCAGCTAAGACTAGGTTAGGTTGGAATGAAACAAACAGAGTAGATATAACTTCAGGAGATAAAGCTATCAATATGCCTGTTATAACATTTGTTGAAACTGATACTGAATAAGAAATACAATCCATTATTTTCTTCTGATGCTCGTTACTTTATAATTACAGGCGGTAGGGGCTCAGGAAAGTCTTTTGCTGTAACAGTCTTTCTTACTTTACTTACTATGACTAAAGGGATAAGAATACTCTTTACTCGTTTTACAATGACATCAGCTCACTTATCAATCATTCCTGAATTTTTAGAAAAGATTGGACTGCTAGGTTTTGATGAAGTCTTTAGTATTAATAAAGCAGAAGTTGTTAATTCAAAGAATAATTCAGACATACTATTTAGAGGTATTAGAACTTCAGCAGGTAATCAAACAGCTAGCCTAAAATCTTTACAGGGTATTTCAACTTGGGTTTTGGATGAAGCTGAAGAGCTTGTTGATGAAAATATATTTGATACTATTGATTTAAGTATAAGAGAAAAGAACATACATAATAGAGTAGTACTAATATTAAATCCTGTTACTAAAGAACATTGGATTTACAAAAGGTTTTTTGAAGACAAAGGCATAGAGGGTGGTTTTAACGGCTCTAAGGACAATGTATGCTATATACATACTAGCTACCTAGATAACATAGTAAACCTCTCACAGAGCTTCCTAGAGCGTATTAAGAGTATAAAGCATAGGAACTTTAAAAAGTATCAGCATAAAATCTTAGGTGGTTGGTTAGACAAAGCAGAAGGAGTTGTATTTGAGAATTGGAGTATTGGCGAATTTAATCCTGATGGACTTCAGACATCTTGTGGAATGGACTTTGGCTTTAGTGTAGACCCTGATAGTTTGACTGAAGTTGCTATTGATAAAAGGAAGCGTAAGATATATTTAAAAGAACATATCTATAAGAACGGCTTGAAGTCAAATGAGTTGGCTAAAATCATATTAGATAAAGTAGATAATAAACTTATCATAGCTGATAGTGCAGAGCCAAGACTAATAGCAGACCTTAGACATTTAGGAGTAAACATAAAGCCTGTTAAAAAAGGAACTATTGAAAGTGGTATTACTCGTATGCAAGACTATGAACTTGTTATAACTCCTGAAAGTACGAACATAGCTAAAGAGCTAAACAATTATATCTATGCAGACAAAGGTTCTAAACTTTATGTGGATAACTACAACCACGCAATAGACGGTGTTAGATATAATGTTATTTATCACCTAGACAATCCGAACGCAGGGAAGTATTATGTACAATAAAAAGAGAAAGCGACCTAAGCCGCTAACCCCACAAGAGTATGAAAACAGCGCAAAGATAACATTTTAAATTAAAGCGTTAAACTAAAAACAACAAATTTCTATTATATAACAGATGAAAGTAAAAGTCAAAAAGAAAGGTAAGGTAAAAGAGTTCAAATTGATTAATAGTTGGGAAGATGTAACTCTTGAGAAATGGTTGCAACTTATTGATTTTGAAACAGGCAGTAAGACAGAAGAAGCAACAGAAACAATAGCAGCGTTATCTAACATTCCTAAGCAGTTAGTAAAGGAATTAGCTTTAAGAGATGTAGCAGTAATAATGAGTAGGATTGCACAGCTACAACAAGAGCAAGATACAAAGCTAAAAAGGATAATTGAAATAGATGGTATTGAGTACGGCTTTCACCCTGACTTGGACAGTATAACATTAGGGGAGTATGCCGATATTGAAACATTTATTAAAGGTGGAATTGAAAAGCATTTACCTGAATTGATGGCTGTATTGTATAGGCCGATAAAAGAAAAGAAGAATGATATTTATGTTGTTGATGCTTATGATGGAAATATACGGCTTAGGACGGAAGAAATGAAAAAGATGTCAGCTCAACAGGTACAAAATGCTTTACGGTTTTTTTTTGTTTTAGGGAAAGAGTTGTCAGAGATTTTGCCATTGTATTTGATGG